AAGTCAATAGCCCAGCCGTCCATATGAGAGGAAATCTTAGACCCGCCAACAGCCACATTGACTTCTGGCAGACGCAACCAAGAATTGACATGGATGGACTTACCCAACAACTTCCTGACCTCCTCCATGCCAGCAGCAGACTTCTTCATGTTCTCTAACTGTTGCGGTGAAGGCTGATTGTTAATACCCATCCTTATGGCGGTGTCAGAGTGCGTTGCCTCCTCAAGACTGAAGTGCTCACTTAGCTGCATCTTCTTCTCCCACAATGGCTTTGGCAATGGCAGTCGATGCCTTGCGTCCTGAGATTCCACCCATAGTTCCGACACCCATAAACGCAATGGCTTTCAAGATTTCAAGGAATACACCGTCAATCGGTGCAAGTTCTGGGTCTTGCTTCTCAAAACCGATTAGATACAAAACACCAAACGCAATACCTAACACCATCACGGTTATGGCTTTAACGACAAAAGCCCAGACTTGGACTTCAACCTCTTCGACTGTTAGCTTGTCCTTTGGTTTATTTAGCCATGTCAAAATAAATTCTTTCATTTTGCACCTTTCATCAGTTCTTCAGTTTTAGCCTTGCTTCCAGCAGATGAACCCCTGTGGAAGTTCACAACCGTACCCGTCAAAGTCCAGAGTGATCCAAGTGCGGTGAATGCCATTGACTTGTTTTGCTCTGGCACGCCAATGATAAAAACCACAAATGTCATGGTCAATGCACCAGCAATGATGGCCACATCAATGACATAAGCAATGTTCTTGGCGAGCCATGATGCGGTTGCAGAGTTCTGAATCTCTGAATTCATCTTTCTAGCGTCAGCAGTATTGGCGGCATCAATCTTTGCCATCTCCAACTCTAGTTCTGCTAACTTCTCTGCCGCCTTTGGATCGCCAGCAATAGCCTTCGCAACAGCATCAACGGAATCAGAAACGCCAAACTTACTAGCCAAAGCGGTAACAGCAGCCCCACCCAGAGGGCCAGCGACAGCAGTTGCCAGCGTGGGTGCGACACCTTTGAGAAGACCGAGTAACTCATTCATTTTGACCCCTTCAATTCTTCCTTGAGCTTGCGTAACTCTTTGATCTCTCGCTTGAGTTGCGCCTTCATGTAGAGTGTCTCAATGTAGGCAATGCTGGTTGCTGCAACGATGATGCACAACGCCACCGCACTTAGAACCCACCCGATAAGACGCGCAGTTGCCACATCAACCACCCAAAGATCAAAGATATAAACACCACTCCAATTGCTCCTGCCGTTATCTCAATGCAACGTATCTCTTCGCGTTCTTGCTTCCATCTCGCCAATCTCGCCCTGCGAATCATCTCAGACCTAGCCCACTCCTGTTCCTGTTCAATCTTTTGATACATCTTCAAGAATCGGCTATACAAATCCTTCAACTCTGCTGGCGCGTAGACCATAGCCTCTCGCACCTGCTCCATCAACTTTTCCATCTGCAATTCAATTAAGGCACGCTCAATTGCCTTCTTGCTGGTGTTTTGCGTTGGATCGTATTTGGTCTTGCTCTCCTCTTCTAATTCTGCGTAGTGCTGGTTGATTGCTTGCTGCGCGTCAAATAGGACACCAAGTTTCTCGCCAATGTCCTTAATGAGATTAAGTTCCATCTCTTCGTAGGACTGTTGCTTGGCGGTTGGCTTTGCCTTCTTTTGCGCCACAGGCTTACTCGCATCTGGCTGAGACTTTGTTTTAAATAGTCCCAAGAACCAATCAAAGATGCTTTTGATAGCCTTAACATCAGAGATGACGCCTTCAACAGTTTTCTTAGCTCCTTCCAACTCCATGCGACCTTCGTGAAGCATTGCACAGCCTTGCTTGATAAAGCCGACTGCGCTTTGCGCCATAAGGAGGATGGAGAAAGGGTCAATCTTTCACCTCTTTATAAATCTGGTAGCACTTGTGACCAATCATCAAGATGGTGTAGATCAGCGTAGCCCACAGCACCAGCTCGCTCACCTGATAGCCTGCAACGGTTGCAAGCGATACGGTGACTGGCGGTGCTACCTTAGCAACTAGAGTAGTAGCGCCTTCAGTTGTGTGCTCTGTGGTCATGTCGTGCCTTCATCTGCGGGTTCTGGTTGATTGCCTTCTTCCAGCCACTTTAAATAGGCTATGTAATCTGAATTAGCGGGATCAAATGGGATAACTAAAACACCACCATCATCTTTTTGTTTAACAACACTATTGATTTGATTGCTACGAAAATCACGCAAAAGTTTGTACATTTATAACTCCGCAGAAAATTCAATATAGACATTTGAGGTTACATTTCCAGCACCAAGTTGCCAAGATGATTGTGATGCAGATACTGATATGGTTGTGCTAGATAAAGTTATAATTCTATAAGATGAATCGTAACCAAGCGACAAATTTGTTAGTCCATAGTCAAAATTACCAGATGCAAGGCTTGATGTTCCAAGTGTAGGTGCGCCCCTCATTGGAACTGGTAACTGTACGATTGCAGAACCAGCAGTTGTTGAATAAGCACGTCCAATAGCAAAACCACAATATGTAGCCCCACCACTAGCAATTCGATAATAATATCTATGACACAAAGCCAACTCAGTACCATAAGGTCGGTAATCAAAACTCGTTGCTGTTGAGCCTTTTTCTAGTTGTACGCCTGTGATGTAGAAGGTTGCGTTTAGCGTACCAATAACTGATACCGCACCTGTTGCTGCTAGATAGTTTGCACCAGCCCAAGCACCAGCAGTACCGCTAAAGTTTGAGCCTACTCCAAGACCAAAAAATACTTTTAATCCCGCACCATTATCAGTAAGCCAAGTTCCGCTAGTATCGCCAGCAACAGTTACTGTTTTATATTCAAATGTATTGGCAGAACTAATCGTATAAGTAAATGGATAAGACCTATTATTTGCGCTATTTCTAAAAGAGCCACCAAATGTGCCAGTCAATGAACTACGCACCCAAAAAGACAAAGTTATTGGAGATGCGTTTGCAGTACCAAAACCTAAATCGGCAACATTAAAACCTTCAATTGTTTGACCAATTCCAGCGTATTGAGCGGCTGATAATGAACTATCAGCAGTTGTGGTCGTCCACTTTAAAGAGTTTACAAATCCTGCTGGTACTGTTGTATCTCGTTGTGCAGAGTAAGCACCATCGGTATCTTCGGAAGCAACAAATCTATCGACAGGAAAAGCCCCATCAGTAGTTACAGGAGAACCAGCATTACGCTGGTCTATCACCATCGCACCATTGATGATGCGGTTCTTAAAGCCAAAATTGCTAGACGCATTGAATATATCTGAGCCGTTAACCTTGGCAGTTATCTCTCCAGTACCCTTTGCGACTAACTTGAATCCAATATTAGTGTCGTCACCAGATGCAGTTAATGTTGGAGCGCCACCAGTAGCAGCATTTGCAAGTGTTACTTCATTGACTGCTGATGCGGTTGCGGATACTTTTAGTAGCTCATTGCCATTGGTGTCAATGACATCTCCAACCAGTTTTAGCTTCTTACCGCTACCAATATTAAGACCGACCGATGTTCCTGTTCCTGCTGCGGTGAATAACGCATCAATGGTGTCAAGATCAGTATTGATCTTCGTACCCCAAGTGTCTGTGGATGCGCCTACCTCTGGTTTGGTAAGTAATAGGTTTGTTGTAGTTGAATCTGCCATGTTTCACCTCATGCTGTGACTTGCGTCCATGTTTCTGAATTGTCTGCTATTTCAGACCAGCTTTCCGATGTATCAGATTGTGCTGTCCAAGTCTCGGATGTGTCTGCGACTGGTGTCCAGCTCTCCGAGGTGTCTGGTTGTGCTGTCCAAGTCTCAGATGTGTCTGGTATCGCTCCCCAGCCAAACCCTACTAATGTTCCGACAGAACCAGTTGATTGATTACCAATTATCGCAATAGATATTGCATTTGTAACGCTACCGACTGAACCAATACCGCCAACACCAGTAATTGCGACAAAGGATATTGTTTCTGCCAGCATCGTGCCGACCGAGCCAGTCGATGCGTTGCCACTAATGGCAAAGGATGCTGTGCCACGCGCAATATCGCCAATAGATAAGGTTGACTCATTACCAGTCAGGGCAAACGATGTCTCACCACGGGTGACGCTTCCAACGCTTGCGGTTGATGCATTACCCGTTATGGCAAATGATGTCTCACCCCTAGCAATATCGCCAACCGATAGGGTTGAGGAATTACCGCTAAGTGCTAATTGCGTAGTACTAGCAACCGATCCAACCGATAGGGTTGAAGCGTTACCTGTAACGGCAAAACTTCTCTCGCCTACCGCAAGAGTGCCAACAGACAAAGTTGAGGAGTTGCCTGTAATCGCAACAGTTCTGATGACGCTTACTGAGCCAACATTGCCAGTTGCAATGTTCCCGTCCTCTTGCTCAGAGATATTTACGCCAAGAGAGCCAACGCTTAAAGTGGACGAATTTCCACTAATAACGACATTGCCAATGCCGTATACACCCTTGCCATAGTAGCCAGAGCCGTAAGCAGCCATGTTGCTGCCCCTTAAATTTAAGCGAGTCTGATCAAGCCTGTGCTTGAGTCATTCGTCGGCATTGTGAGAGTAAATGTCCCAGCAGTTACGGTCTGACTGCCAAATGTATGCACGCTAACAGCCTTATTGCTTTGTGTTGAGTTATAGATCAAAACAGCATCAAATGCGGTTGTGAGAGTCACGTTACTGAAACTGATAGACGCGCTTGGTGTCCAGTAGGCAGTAGTTCCGCTAGTTGTTGGCGCTGTTGCATTGGTAACAGTAGCACCACCAGCCGTGTAATTTGTACCCGTTACTTCTCCAGTTGAAGAGTATGCGGTTGTGGATGCGTTAACTGTGGCAGACGCCAAGTAGAGAGCAGCCTTAAATGTGTCGGCAGCCGTAGACGCTCTGGTCACACCAGTACCAAAGTTATGTGTTCCAGTCAGCAATTCGCCTTTGAAACTTGTACACATCGCTTGTGTATTCGCCATGATATTTCCCTTATAAAGATTGAGCGACTGGTTCACCAGTCACGGTCATACGCTTTAAGGTCATATCGACTGAGCGATGCACAAGCTCGCCTTCTAGCCAATACTCAACCCACTTTGTCGTCTCGTTTTCGTTGTCGATGATGCCCTCACGCTTTTCAAGCAATGAGTCATCCATCTCGCCTTTTGTTGTATTTACTAGCATTCTTACCCCAATGTCCTTGCGCGGGTGACAAGCACACCGCCAGAGGTTGAACCACGGTCATCTGAGAGTTTTAGCTCTTC